TCACTAGACACCATAGTTTTAAGCGATGGTGTTTGAGTTTGTGCTTTTGTTACTTCACCCATTATGTACCTCCTATGCCACGTTTTCGCATACAGCGTGGATATCTAAATTGGATAAAATATTGTGAATTTCTAAACGACCTTTTTGTGTCCATTTAGTGGTGATTTTAGAATCTAAGCGACCATCACTTCTGCAGAATGTAAAGGTTTCTGATTTAGTAAAGCCTTTAGACATATGCTGCTTGTAGAGAATCCATTGATCCCCCACCTTACGTTGTAGACCAGCTTCATGTAAGATTTTATTTAATTCTTGAGCGCTCATGCCGTAGTCAGCGGCAATTTGCGTAATTGTTAAGCAGGATTTACTTGAAAGGATTTTATCAACGTAATCCTTAACCGGTTTAAACTCTGCTATCTGCTGCTCCTGTTGAGCGACGATAGCTTTGGTGGCATTGTGCGATTCCACCTCATTAGCGTAGGCTCTTAGAGCTTCAGGCAACGACTTCGGAATATTCATGCTATAAGCACCAGTCTTACGAATTTGAGGAATTACTTCAGATGTGACCCAACGTTTGAATTGTTTCGCCGTTGGTAGTTTACTGGATAGTACCAGGGAATAAAGTCCGCTTTCATTAATCAAAATTGTTTCTTTATTTTGATTGCCATCAAACACCATTGTCTTTGTTCTATCTTCTTCATCAGTATGTCGGTTTACATCTCGACTACCGTTTTGGTACCCGAGAGTATCAGCGACGTCTTTTGCAACAAACCATAATTCGTTATCTTTTTCTAAAATACGAACTTGACCAAATGTATCATTTTTAAAAATCTGTAAATCAGTCATACCTATACCTCCTTAACGACCAGTTGAGGTTCTGATTCGTCAACGATCAATTTAATTGTTTGGCTATTAACAGGAATAAAGTCAGTAACAGCTTCGGCATTATCGATAAACACCGGAGCGCTAACTTTGAAATAGCTAGTCAATGCATTAATGATATCTAAGCCTACATTAATACGTGCTGCGTTGTTCATGCTGCGATACGGAACACCTTTATAAGTAGTTTCGCAACATTCTTCAACATTGCCATTCAGCATGATGTTAAACATACGGAATCTTGCCAATTTAAACCTTGCATTAATGCTTTCTTCAAGCAGATTAACCTTGGCTTTAACGAATTCATCCATCAAATAAGAGGCTTCATCCAGTTCATTCTTTTCAGTAACAAGTTTTTGTTGTTGGTTTTCTAACTCGATAACACGATTTTCAATGTCATCAATCAGTTTGAATTTATTTAATTCGGTCTCGAGATTTGCTTTTTTTGATTTCAAAGAGGAAAGTTCATCATCAAGTCTTGCAAGTTCTTCAGTGTCTGCACCCGGTTCCTCTTCAATTTCGAGCAAGAATAATTGCGCTTTTAAGTCAGCATACGTAGGATCATCTTCGACATTAGGTTCAGAATATGAATCATACTCTTCACGTTTAATATCTCGTTCTTTGTTTTGTAGAGTGATTTCATCTATTAAGCTGTCAGCCTTCGATATCATAGTTTTTTGCTGCTCTTCATAATTTTCTTTTAGCTTAGCAGCACTATCGATAAGTCCTTTCCATTCTTCAAGCTTTTTAGATTTATTAGCGTTGAATTCTGCCTCAAGTTTTTCCTGCTTGTCCGCTGGTAGTTGCTGCCCGCAAGTAGGGCAAGCCTCTTTGCTGAACTGTTGAGAGTTAAATGTGTCGAATTCAGATGTTAGAGTTTCGATGCGTTTGGCTTCTCGCTCAATTTCTTTATTAAGCTCATTACTTCTATCCATACATCTATCTCTTTCGGCTTCAGTCACCTTCAATTTAGATAGTGCCGTTTCATATTCACTGCGCAAATGTTGTTTACGCTTATGGTAATCGGATAGTATGTCTGAACGTCTGACATCTAATTGACGATTAATGTCACGAATTTTAGACTGTTTTTCTGTAGCACTAAAGCCGTTTTTAATAATGGCCTTTTGTTTTTCAACATCATCAATGCCAGTTGATAAAGTTTTAATATCACAGATTAGTTTATCTTTATCAGCCATAACTTCAGGTTTATTTCGCACAGCTTCATCAATACGAACCGGAATCATATCAAGTTCTTTATTAATAGCTGTTTTCTTGCTGGCAATAACTTTGCGTTGATCATCCACCGTACGACCATCTAATAACTCTGCTAATCGTTTTAAGTCTTCACGACTATTGATTACAGCAGCATCGTCAATATCTCCGCACATTTCCAATAGCAACTTACGACGATTTTGCCAGGAGTAAGTCTCATTGAAATATAAAGGGTTCGTGATTAACTTGAAGATGTTTTCATTTACAAGGTTATTTACAATCTCTTTATATTCCTTTTCTTTCTTTGGAACCCCATCGACAAAGTAATCAGTCGTATGACCTGTCAATGTAACTTCACCCCCGCGAGGGGATGAATATTTTTCACGATATACCCGCTGTAATTCAATCGTTCCGCCTTCATCTAATGTAAATGTGCCTATTACTTCATGATTGACTTTATGGATAGGTTCGCCACCATCCAATGTTTTAATTTCGAAGTCGGCTCTATCTAAACTATCTTTGCCAAATAGTAACCAACACACAGAGTCAAATACAGTCGTTTTGCCGGTAGCATTATCGCCACGGATTACAACATCGCCGTTTAAATCTAACGTAAAGGAAGTTAATCCTTTAAAGTTAAGCAGTTCTAATTTTGTGAGTTTCATATCATTCTCCTATACAACAGTGGCATCTACATCGATGGTATGCGGCTCAATCTGCAATTGATTGGCCCATTGCATGACCGTCGAATTAATTTGAGCATTCTTTTTTAGTTCTTCATTAGCGAAGAGCTTCGCCTGCACTAGGTCGAATATTTGACGGCCTTTCTTTTTACCTTTATTGTCCAATTCTAGACATGCGACCGGTTTCATTGCATCGTCAGTGACTACCACAATTGCAGTAGTCCCTTTCATGACTCTATCCCGGTATGATCCAACGCAATTTTTTAACCGTTTACCTACAGTCATTAAATCAGCTGCAGTCTTAGGAACCATGAAGTGCATTCCGTTTACATCAGCTTGTAGCTGAGGAATTTCCGGAAGAATTACGTCACCGTACTCTTGTTTGTTGTAAACATTAACTACAACATCATGGAAGTCTTTTAACTTGCAATCAGTATTCCAAACTTGAGCTATATACTTACCATTTATTTGACTGTACATGTTAACGATATCCCTGATATCTGATGCAGTGACATTTAACAAATATCTCAATAAATTTCGTTCACCATATCGTTTGGAAAGGCCAAGCCACATATTAAGTATTTTTTCAGTCCTAACACCCATATTCTCATCTAAATGAGCTGCATTAATTATTTTCGCAGATACATCATCGAACCCTTTGTCTCGATTAAGAGTCAATATTGTCCTTCGATTATTTTCATCTTTAAAAACATTCAGCATATCTGATAGCTTAACAATCATAGGGTCATTAACCATCATGCTACGCAATAATTTACTATCAGGAGCTCGATGATAAATTCGCAATGCTTCTAAGAATCCGGTCCCCTTTTTAGTCATAGCTAAAACCGAATCATAAAAATGCAGATCTCTTATAGAACCAATCCAATAGCGTGAAGTCCATTTAATGTTGCTTTTAATAATTTTAGTGACAGCAGGCATGTCAGGAGCGCTGAGCTTTAAGATCATATTAACCAGCATAGAAATCCCATATCCGCCATATTCACTAATCGAGTGCGGAATATAAACATCTTTTACTTTATATCCACACTGTTCTGTTAAGCGCTTTTCAAATATTAGGCGCAGGCTTTTGAAGAGTTTGGCCAAATGTTCTTTATTAACTCCATGAACTGCATATGATTTCCCTATGTATTTTAAAATTGGCATAATCGGATTATCATACTCACGAATATAATCGACTGTGAGTTCATGTTTTCTCTTATCTTCATCGATATAAAACGCTTTCCTTGCTTTAAAATCAAAACGCAGAACTTCTCTATAAGAGCCATCTTCAGACGTTCCATCCCAAAATAGCTGGATACCTTTATATTTAATACGAAGATCAAGGAAGTCTTTGCAATTAACAACTTCAAAAAACATTTCTTTAGGAAATAACTCCTCATCATCAGATGTAATCACCACTTTATGAACATATGGTTCGGAGCGAGTCCCACAATTAGGGCAAATATAATATTTCGCACCTGTATAATATCCGCAGCCCATGCTATATTTGCGGTTCCATGTGCCACCAAATGTGTGATTGCAATCGCAATGGTGAATTGTTGTGTAAGCAGCATCATAATGTTTTTCAATTATGATGCTATCGAACATTTTACGGATGTATAAACTTGACACAGTTTCCACAGAACACCACCGCCTTAATCGCCAAACATAGCAAAGAGGTCAGCGTTTTCTTCTGCACTAGTCTCAACCATTGGCGGTGTTTCATCTGTAGCTGGCTCATTAACTGGTGCAGAATCTTTACTTGTTTTGGTTTTACGAGTGCGCTTTGGCTTTTCTTCCTTTGCCACATCTTCCGCTTTTTCTTTAGAAGCAGCTGCCTTAGGAGGCTCTACCACATCAAAGGCTTTTACAATTGCATTAGATGCTTTCATGACACCTTCTGTATACGCTATACCTGCTTGGTATTCTTCAGCATTACCAGGGTCCACTTCAATGGCCTTAAGTAATACGTCTAATGACTTTTTACATATATCAGCTTGCGCTTTGAATTGTTGCTTAGCCATATTTAAGCCTCCTTCTCTGCCATGATGGATTTTAAATCGGTGATAAGGTCATCCGTTAAAGAGTCGCTAGACGGACGAGTAACACCGTGCTTGCTAAAAACAGCAATCGCCTTTTTAGCCTTTACACCATCCTCACCCATCCATGCACGGAATTCTTTATAAAAGGCTTTTTTATCTACAGGTTCAGTGACAACGTCTAATTCTGTATCTTGTTGAGGAGTTTCTACCGGAGCAGCCTCTTCAGTTTTTGTTGCTTTAGCAGGTTCAGTGTCTGCTACTGGTTTAACCTTATCTTCTTTTTTTAGTTTTATTGGATTGCCTTCGAAGTCTGTCACATGAAAGTCTTGTGTTTGTTCTGATTTAGCGACTTTATTTGGTGCTTTTTCTTCTTTCACTTCAGCTTTTTCAACCTTCACCACTTTAGGCTCGACCTTAGATGTTACAGCCTCTACATCAATAGTTTCACAAACTGTTCCCGCAGGAGCTTTACCATCATGGCAATTACCGCAGCATTGATGATTTAGACGTTCATGCCAATCTGCTACTTGTACTGCTAGATCATCTAATGTATTGAATTTAATTGTTAAGATATTTTGATTTTCCATGATAGTTTCTCCTTTAGAATTTAAACAGTAATTCATCATCAACTAATTTCCCTTCAACGATTTTAGGGATTCCAATTTCCTGGAGTTTACGAATTACGCTGCGACTTTTGGATATATAAATAGTGTTTTTTTTAATTTGTACCGCGGTCGGTTTAATTACATATGGCTCTGTTGCAAGCGCAGGCGCCACACAAATGACTTTATTGTTAATATCTATACCAACTTTGAAATATTCCGGGCCTTTTAATTTCCTGTAAGCCGGCATTGAAAGTTTGATATAGCTATTTGTAGACACTATCGCTACCTTTTGTAATGATTCGTGTTTGCCCCTGTTATCTGCAAAGAAATTAAAATCAAATGCATTTGCAGCAGGTTTAGATTTTATTGCTTTTATTTCAGGCATTTTATCTCCTCTCAAAATTTAAATAGCAGCTCTACTGTACCGTTCTTATCATTAACGGTACCTTCGAGATTGTTTGTAATGCCTAACTCTTTAAGTCCGGCTAAAACAATACGAGCTCTTGAAATAACTACCTTTGACCGTTTAAGTTCGTGGGATTTTGGATAAATAGCACCTTTGATATTTTCTTTATTAATAGGTAGCACATGAATTACATGGTTTACCTTATCAATGCCCACCTTAAGGCCAATAGGTTTTCCCATTGCTTTATAAGCATCCATGCTTAATCCACACGCGGAACCCCACACATTAAATCGTATTTTCGGAGGGTACCGGCCCGTTCTATTAAAGAAATCAAAATCTATATTTTTATTAACAGTTGGCATAGTAGCCTCCTTATGTGTTACAATTTAACTAGGTTAATTTAATCTTTGCTCGTTACTCATTGCCGTGAGTGCGAGCATTTTTGCTTTTACGGCGAATATGTTCATCGTGGCAAGACTTGCACACTCTAATCGCCTTACGATTAATCTCGTCATAAATGTAGTTGTGAGTGTATGGAATTAACCTAACTCCACATTTCGTACATGTTCGAACCGGACGTCTCATCGTATTAGTACCCAAACCAGACCGCCATAAAACATAATGCAAACGGCCATCACAACAAGAATAAATAACACACCAATCACATCAATATCGTCCATAATGCTCATCCTCCTTAAATGATTTATAAAGAATAGCTACTGCTGATACAACGCATAAAAGCAACAGTAGCATAGTCGATGAATGCAACTCGTACCCTTGTACATCTGAGCCTTCTAAAATTCCGAAGCATGCAACCAACATAATCAACGCTAATGTTTTCATTTTTCACTCTCCTATTCTTGCTTGGCATCGTTTTCCTAGCCATGCATTAAACGAATCTAAATGAATTAATCGTTTGCCACCTCGGGCCCCTATCTTCATCGACGGAAAATCAAAGTCAGCCGCCCATTGGCGAATTACATCTTGGGGGACGCTTGCTAGTTCAGCAGCTTCAGCGACTGTTATACATAATTTATTCCTGTCCACAATAATCCTCCTTTATATCTTCTTTACAGATGTTCATAAAATTTTCATGAATATTTTGTGTATTCTTAAATAATTGTTTGTATAATCACCTTAGAAGGTAGGTGAAATTATGGATTTTATTCCAATAATCATTTCATTGGCGGCTTTATTGCTTTCTTTACTATCATATTTGCGAGAAAGAAGATTAATAACTGTTGATTTTGATGCCAATTGCTTTGCACTAGATGTTACAAAAAATATAGAAGCCCATAATAATGTTTTTGAAAATTCAACTAATCAATATGCAATTTTTACAACCGCAATCATTGTGAATGCCAGCACTACCAATAGTTCTTATTTTGATTTACGAGCCTATAACCCTAAAACAAATGAAAACCATTTTCTTTGCACTTTATCTAGCGTTCCATGGCTAAGAGACCATCCATCTTTATTAATTAGTCCATTTGGGCCAAAGGCCTTAGAAAATTTTATTATTGATCTTCCTAAATCACGCTGCGGTCCAATTACATCAGGCAGCTGTTTAGAGTTACCTATCTTGGTTATCCTTAATAAAAATATTTCTATTAAAGAGGGAATCTGCATTGAATTTAAAATTCCTCAATATGCTTGGCTACCATGGCATCGCTCTCCTTTATCAACATCTAATAGAAAAAAATTTAAGCTCTATAAAGTCCATTACAATTTATCTAATTTTCATAAAATTTTAAGCGCCCAAAATGCTATGGATACGCCTAATGAAACAGAGGAAACCACTACAGCAATAAATGGTAAGTAGTCCCAAAAATCACCCCCTGTTGGCTCAACTCTTATAAATTTATTTTGATAATTAAATTGTTCTCCATTTTCTTTTGTATAAATCCCCCCTACAGGGTTCTTCATCTCCTCACCTCCTTCATCTGTTTATTAGTATTACTTCCCTCACCTCCGCGTTTGCTATAATGGATATAGAAAGGAGGTGAGTGGAATGAAAAAACGTTATTTTATTACTTATGATTTGAATAAAGCGGGACAAGATTATGAAAATGTTATCCAAGCAATCAAATCGGCAAGTGATGGAGCTTGGTGTACATATTGGAAATCGTCCTATTTAATTAGATCTAATTATCAATCAGCCCAAGAAGTATCTGACAAAATAACCAAATATCTAGATAACAATGATAGTTTACTGGTCATAGAAGTAATAAATAATACCCAAGGTTGGTTACCAAAGGATGCTTGGAAATATATCAACGAAACTATTTTTTCAGGTTAGGACCACTTGTTGATTTTTCGTAATATTTCCGATTACTGTCTTCAGGAAACCATTGATTACTAGAGCTCTGTTCACAGCAGAGCTCTTTTTGCATTAATGCCTGAATTTCTTCAGCAGTACCTTCTATAATGATTTTCATCGCAATCTCCTTTCTGTGTTAATAAATTGTTCGCATATCGCGCCTTTTGTCGCAAGTAAAGCGCGCTTTACTTTTAAATTAAAAAAATAATGTAGGAACAGGAACATTAAGAGCTTCTGATAGTGCATCCATTGTGTCAGAGCGGATAAACTTAAGCTTTCCGGCTTCAATATTAACAATAGTAGTCCTAGAAATACCAGATATCCTAGAAAGCTCTTCTTGAGTTATATTTTTATTAATCCTACATTCTCTAAGCTTATTCATACGTCCTCCTTTCTTCATTTCAGTTGTCAAGCCCGCTTGACAGCTTTAGTATACTTTATCAAAAAACAATTGTCAAGCATGCTTTACAAAAATGTTTTTATAATGTAAACTTTACTTATCAAGAAAGGGGGATTCTACGATGTCATTAGGAGAAGCCATAAAAAAATATAGAGAAGATAATAATTTAACATTAGAAGAACTATCAGCAAAAACCGGTTTGACTAAACAATACTTGTCAATGCTAGAAAATAATAAAAATTCTAGAACAAAGAAACCAATTATTCCTTCTATTAGAACTTTAAACAAATTAGCGGACGGGATGAATATGTCGTTAGATGAATTATTAACTGATCCAGATGAACAAGATCAACTCGGCGAACGTGCACTTGAATTCTTTGCTGATGTAGGCGATAAATCTAGAGCAAATAATAAAACTGAAGAGGAATATTACCTAGATAAAGAAGCTGCTGAATTCGCTGAGTACTTACGCACACGCCCAGGGGCCCGTATGTTATTCTCTGCAGCAAAAGATATTAGTAAGGAGGATATGGAGAAAGCAGTTGAATATATAGAACTATTAAA